AACAATGAGTGCCGAGGAAGTGTTCAAGAGTGGTATACTAAAAGAACGCACAGACACGGGTCGAATATATCTCGTGTTCATTGATAATGTAATGAACCAAGGACCTTTTGATCCAGAGTATCATACGATTTATCAAAGTAACTTGTGTTGTGAGATCCTATTACCCACACGTTCATTTAAGCGATTAGACGACGATAGTGGACGCATAGCGTTATGTACACTGGGATCTATCAACTGGGGATCGTTCCGTAATCCAGAGGATATGCGTAGAGCCTGTAGGATTCTACAACGTAGCCTGTGTAACATTCTTGACTATCAAGACTTCTTGTCGATACAGAGCAAACTGTCTAACGACGAGATTCAGCCATTAGGTATTGGTGTTACTAATCTTGCCTACTGGCACGCCAAACGTAGTTTACGCTACGGAGAAAAGGATGCTCTACAAGAAGTTAAGTCGTGGATGGAGCATCAGGCCTACTATCTAACAGAAGCTACGGTTGAGTTAGCTAAAGAAAGAGGTGCCTGTGGCGAGAGTGCCAAAACACGATACGGCCAAGGTGTATTCCCCTGGGAACTACGTGCTAAAGGTGTTAATGAGTTAGCAGATTTTGCTCCTGAGTTAGACTGGGAAACACTACGCACAAATATGAAACAGTACGGTGTTCGTAATGCAACACTAATGGCAATTGCTCCTGTTGAAAGTTCCAGTGTTGTTATTAACTCAACTAACGGCATTGAAATGCCTATGAGTCTGATCAGTGTTAAAGAATCAAAAGCAGGATCATTTGTACAAGTTGTACCTGAGTATCATAAGTTAAAGAGCAAATATCAAATGATGTGGGAACAAACTGATTGTGATGGCTATATTAAAACAGCAGCAGTACTAGCCGCTTATGTTGATCAATCAATTTCAACCAACACATTTTATAATCCAGCGCACTTTGCTGATCGTAAAATTCCAACTACATTAATTGCCAAAAATCTAATGCAAGCACATATGTGGGGTTTAAAAACATTCTATTACAGTTTGATTAACAAACAAGGTAGCAAGGCAGTCGCTGAAGAAGCACCAACTATGGGACTATCTCCAATCAACTTCGACGAAGAAGAAGATTGTGAAAGTTGTAAACTATAATGCTAGAAACAATTTGCGACATTATGGTTGACGCTTATAAGCGTAATTGGATTACCAGTCGTGACGGCAATGTAAGTATTCGTCATCACGATCGTGATCACTTTTATATTACACCTAGTGGTGTCCGTAAACAAACACTACAGCCAGATCAGTTTAAGAAGATTGGTATATTAAAACAACCAGTGAATCGCTATGATTGGACTGAATTACCTTATTCTGATATTAGCAAAAATCTAACACCTAGTGGAGAACTTCCTTTACACTTTGGATTACAAAAAGAAATGGGACAACACGCAGGTGAAGTCCGTGTAGTTGTACACGTTCATCCTACATACTGCATTGCAGCTATGCATGCCGGGATTGATCTAAGCACTGTCAGTGAAGCATTTCCAGAACTCAATCGCTATACACGAGTGGCAAAGAACGTAGGCGATGTGCCTCCAATTAGTCAAGAGCTTGCAGATCGTTGCCATGAAAATCTATGGCTTCGTAAAGATGGTACGATTGGTTTTGATATTGTAGGCATCAAAGGCCACGGTGTAGTTGCTATTGACACTAGTCCGTGGCGAGCATATGAGCATATAGAAAGATTGGAACACATTTGCAAAATAGTACTTGCATCAGGAAATTATAAATGAGTAAACAACAATATAACCTAAAAACAAAAACAGATTATCTAAGCCGCAAGATGTTTCTAGATCCAGCAGGTCCAGTCACTATCCAACGATTTGAAGAAGTCAAATACAAAAAGATTGCAGACTACGATGCAACAGCACGTGGCTTCTTTTGGCAACCAGAAGAAGTTAGCCTAACCAAAGACAGCAATGACTTTAAAGAAGCCAGCGATGCAGTTAAACATATTTTTACTAGCAACCTACTACGTCAAACAGCACTTGATAGTCTACAAGGTCGTGGACCAACACAAGTGTTTACTCCGGTGTGTAGTCTTCCAGAAGTTGAAGCCTTGATGTATAACTGGGGCTTCTTTGAAACTAACATTCACAGCAAGAGCTACAGCCATATTATTCGCAACATCTACAATGTACCCAAAGACGTTTTCAACACGATTCACGATACCAAAGAGATTGTTGACATGGCATCAAGTGTAGGCAAGCACTATGACGACTTGCATAGAATCAATTGCAGGAAAGAGCTAGGAGAAGCAGTTGACGAGTATGAACACATTAAAGCAATTTGGATGGCTCTACATGCCAGCTATGCTTTAGAAGCATTCCGCTTTATGGTATCTTTTGCCACAAGTTTGGCCATGGTAGAGAACAAGATCTTTATTGGCAATGGCAACATTATCAGCCTAATTCTGCAAGACGAATTACTACATAAAGGTTGGACAGCCTATTTGATCAATCAAGTAATTAAAGAGGATACTCGCTTTGTTAAGGCTAAACAAGAGTGTGAAGCAGAAGTCTATGCATTGTATATGGATGTCATCCGTGAAGAAAAAGAGTGGGCTACCTATTTGTTTAAATTAGGACCGGTAATTGGACTTAATGCAAACATCCTTAGAGATTTTGTAGACTATACAGCAGCAGGAGCATTAAAGGATATTGGTATTAAATATAATAATCCTGCGCCAAAGACAACTCCTATTCCTTGGTTTAACAAACATAGTGATACTAGCAAGAAACAGACTGCCTTGCAGGAGAACGAGTCAACAAATTATGTTATTGGGGTCATGGGAGAAAATATTGACTACAATGAATTGCCAGCTATATAATAGATATTAAAAGGAAACACAATGAACGCGGTAGTATGGAGCAAATATCATTGCCCTTATTGTGATCAAGCAAAAGCATTGCTAACACAAAAGGGCGTTAAGTTTGAAGAAAAGAAAATTGGTGATGGTTATACCAAAGAAGAATTATTAGAAGCAGTACCAACTGCACGAACAGTTCCACAGATTTTCCTAGATGGAAAATTAGTTGGCGGATTTACAGAATTGAAAAAACTTTTCGAACAGTGGGATGGACAGGGATATGGAGACGGACCAATATAATGTTATTAAATAAACACAAATTTGCAGTAGGTGATATTGTCACAATCAAATTGATTTCAGGTGACGAGATCATGGGTAAGTTTATCGAAGATGCTATGGGTAGCATCACCTTAGATCGGCCAGTTATGTTGGCCATGACTCAGAAAGGACCAGCAATGGCTCCTGTGCTATTAACAGTTAATCCTGATACAAAGTTAACCTTTAACACACAGGCAATTATAGTAATGGCTGAAAGTGATGCTGAAATTGGTAAACAGTATGTATATCAAACCACAGGTATTCAACCCGTAAGTGCTGGCAGTATTATAAAGGGATAATGTATGGCTGCCCACGATACTCCAATTGATTACAGTAGTTACTATGCCGATATTGCTACAGCATTGGGTACAATTGCTACAAATTCAACAGAGATTAAAAATTCTCTAGCTATTATAGCCACCCAAACAACTACCTTAGCTAGTACACTAGGAGAAATCGAAGGGCACCAGCAAAAATTGCGTGAGCTCGGCGAAGGGCCTGGTATCCATATTATTGGGCCTTATGAATTGGTGCAATTTATTACCTCATATAGAAGCCTAATTGAGGAAGGCAAACTGCTGAGTTTCCGTGATAAACAACCGTCGGAAAAAGAAGTTAGCAAAGCACTAAATGATCTTGGCAACTATATAGCAAAGATCAAACAGAATATTCCCAAGGACTTTTAATATGCCAGGAGTATCGAGACAAGGCGCCGACACTGCCGGCGGAACAATAGCAGCAGGATCTTCTAATGTGTTTGTAAACGGTTCACCAATTGCAAGAAAGGGAGATGCAGTAGCCGGACACGGGCGCGGCTCCCATAGCAGTCCTACAATGTCCGGATCAAGTAGTACGGTTTATGCCAACGGTATTTTGATATGCCGAGAAGGCGACCCGGCCACTTGCGGTCATCCTGCTACCGGCAGTGGAAACGTATTCTCTGGAACCTTTACATCTTTTGTAGTTCCACCAGTGGTGATTGCGCCAGCAACACAAGCAGCCATTAATAGACAAACAAGTGCATATGTGGCCAATCCCAGTGCTTACAAGGTTGCATCTAACGACCAGGTTAAACAAAACTTTCCTGGAACTCCGCAAGGTGCCGACGGTGAAAGTTTACTTGATACTGATGTAGTTTTAGCCAGTGATATTCCTAGTCTACTTTCACAGAACCTCGATGAAGCCGCTAAAGGTGTGTGGGAAGAAACAGGTATGGGTGGGAAGCCCAGCAATTCTAAAATTACAGGTATATGGAAAGAATTAGGATATCCGCAAACCGGAGCATGGTTAACTGATCAAACTGCTTGGTGTATGGGTTATGTAAATTGGGTTTTAAAAAGATGCGGCTACAGATTTGTGCAAACTGCCTGGGCATTTGATATCAAAAATAAAACGGCTGCATATAAAGCAACTACTATACCGTTAAATCAAGGACAGCCAGGAGACATTGCCCTATGGAGTTATGGACACGTAAACTTCATCTATACTGCTAGTAGCGGTGTATACACCTTCGTGGGGGGAAATCAAAGTTCGTCGGCTAAGAATGTTAATAATCCGTCAAGCGGATCAGTAACGCGATCTTGGCCAAGTGGCTATCGAACACCGGGCGACAATTCCTTAGTTGGAATATTTAGACCAGTTAAGGAATAAAATGAAAAAGTTATTTTGGAACATATTAGGATTCATTAGTCTCGGACTTGCCTATGTGGGAGTTATTACTCCAGGTATGCCCTATAGTATTTTTGTAGTATTTGCCGCCTATTGCTTCAGTAAGGGCAACGAACGTATGCATCGTTGGTTATACAATCACAAACTGTTCGGCCCGTTCTTGACCAACTGGGGCGAGAAGCGTGTATTCCCACAAAAGATGAAATACTTTATGTTGGCCATGATGACAACCAGTCTAATCATTATGTGGTTCACTGGTGTAAAACCTATAGGCATCTTAAGTACTGCTGTGTTCATGACCGTAGTTGCTGTATGGGCTTGGCGCTTTCCTGGTAGTGTAGAAGCCTACGATCAACGTATAGCTGATGGTAAAAAAGTTGGCTGGTTTAACAATTCGTTTTAATATATGAAAAAAATAACACTCGAACAATTGGTAGAAATTGCCGCAGAAGTAGAAGCAGGCGACCCTACAGATTGGGGCAAACTAGCTGTTGGGCAAGAACAGGCATTTCGAATGATCGGTACAAGTATACTTGACATGTTCGACAAAGAAGCGTATACTGATGATGATAAGCTAATAATGCTGGCAACTATAACTAAACTAACAGTTGAAAACATGTTGCTTAATTTAAAAATTATGGACAAAGATTCATAAATATACACTCACACACATGATAAATTTACAAACAAGGAAAATAGTAAAATGGTAACAGGAAAAGTAAAATGGTTTAACGACGCCAAAGGTTTTGGTTTTATTACACCGGACAATGGCGGCAATGATCTATTTGCACATTTTTCACAGATTAATTCGAGTGGCTTCAAAAGTCTACAAGAAGGACAGAGTGTAAGATTTGAAGTGACTATGGGTCAAAAAGGCGAGCAGGCTAGCAATATTCAGCCAGCCTAAGAAATTGTTGTAATCCCTTCAAAGCGAAGGCGTTGCGGACCCGGGTTCGACCCCCGGCAGGTCCACCATAAGGAGATTAGTATGGACACAGGATATACCACCTTAATTGGTTTTATCTTTGTTGCTATAGTATTTCTAGTCATTTTATGATGGGCCTGTATTGGCTTCGACGTGGCGAGATAGTAGAGACGGCAACACAGTAGGCGATGACTGTCAATCAAGCAAATAAAGTAAAAGCAAACGCTGATACATTTGAGTTTGGCGCAATGAGCTTCACTGGAAACACTGTTTCTGGCAAAAGCAAAGTTGCACTAGCAGCCTAAGAAACTGCAACTCCGAGGTAGTTATACCTTGTCATCCAAAATAGCAGAACCCGCTTCGGCGGGTTTCTTTTTGGCATCTACTAAATAATTCGCAACATAGTTGCTCTATGACTGTTTGGCTAGCAAGGACCCGCAAGGGCAGTGGATGTGTCCGTTAATAGCTTTTTGACGATTGAATTCGAATTGGGCACTGTAGTGCCTTTTATTTTGAGCAAATTAATATTTGACAACGATAAATATTGATGCTATACTATTAGCACAGTAAGAGATTAGGTCTTTGGGCCTAATACAACAACTCTTAAACATTGTTAGTAAACTTTTTAAGGAGGTTGAAATGACCACAATACTAAGATCTATATCTCGCGAATCTACAACAGAATTTGCCGACCCCGAAGCTCTATACCAAGCCGAGCTATTAAAACAAACAGAACATGTAGACCGTCTCAAATCAGAGATGGAAAATATCTACGACTTAACTGCTAACTTTGCGTCAGATCTCGACGGTTCAAAAGGACTTGCTGTATTTGGACCCCCTGGCGTAGGTAAAACAAAGATGGTTTCTCAGGCATTATTGGATGCTAGCGCAAGTGTTGAGTATCACAAAGGTGCTGATATGAGTGCCGCTGGCCTATTTGGATTGCTATGGTTTAATCGACAACCGCATCGTGTTTTAGTATTAGATGACGTAGATCTAAACAAAGGAGGACAAGATAGTAAAGCTATCATTGCATTACTAAAGAGTGCTACTGAGATGACTTTTAGGCCACGAGAAGTATCTTGGATTAAGGCAGCACCAAATGCACAGATGCGAGAACATAACATCCCTTCAAAATTTGAATATTGGGGCAACATTATCTGGATTACAAATGATAGGCCAGAAGACTTATTAAAGAAACAATCTACTGCAAAACACTTTTCTGCATTAGTAGGCGAAGGCGGTCGCTTTACTCCGGCAATTCTTGACTGGAATAAAAAAGACAAGTATCTTTGGACCAAATATCTGATTGAAGAACGTGATATGCTTGGCAAGAATTGCGAAAGTAGAAAAAATGGATATGACGAAGAAATTATTAGGGATGTTTTAGGATTCTTCAAAAAATATTATGTTAATCTTGTTGGTATTACTCCACGATATGCAACTAAGGTTGCTCATAATAGATTCCGCTTCCCAGATAAATGGGAAAAAATGAGTTTACTCGCTAACTCTATCGAGGTAGAACATGTTCAAAAGTAATTTACCACCCGGATTTGACATAAACAAAAGATATGTGCCGGTTAAAAGCCAGACAGAACGAAACGAGATAAGCGAAAAAACTAAAGAAGCATTTCAGAATCCAGATATTAAAGAGAAGCACAAAAAAGCAAGGCAAGAATCAGAGCTCAAGCCTGAAGTTATTGCTGTTCGCAAAAAGGCAGGCGAAGCATTAAAAACAAATGAAGATTGGCGGCAAAAGCAAAAAGCTGCAATGGAAGATCTTAGAAATGATCCGATTAGATGGGCAGAGTATAAAAAGAATTACAGTAAAGGTAATAGCAAGAAATACGACAATCCAGAATATTGGGAAAATTATTACGCAGGAATTGCTAAACGCGATGCTGACGAAGAATATACTAAGAAGCGATTAGACGCATCACGTGCAAAGATTTGTAAGAAAGTACATACTCCGTTAGGAGTGTTTGATAGTATTACAGCCGCATCAAAAGCCTATGGGATGAGTAATTCTGAAACAATGCGTGGGCGAATTAAAAGCCCTAACTTTCCAGATTTTTATATTGTTGAAGAAACTCAAAATAATACAGAATAGCTATGAGAGGTAGATACATCGGTCCATGGCCCCCGGCCAACAAAGCGGCTGAAAAAGCAGTACTAGAAAATAAAGTTAAGGAGACAACGTCTATGAGCAAAGCTAAAAGCATATTAGACATGATTAGGCACAGACAAAGATTCAGTTGGATCTACAACACCGTAGAATACGAAGAGCCTGGCCCACCAGAAATAGCCACACAAAAAATGTCAGCCGATGATTGGCAGGAGTTCAAGCGTAAGTTTGTAGAAGAGTACGGAGGCGAACCTGTAGAACCTACCGGTATGACACACTCGGAATTTATGGAATATATTAAAACATCCGGTAAACGTGAAAACTCAGAGTTTGACGGCGCCCGTAGAATTAGAGCCATACTGAGAAAAATGGATGATGACACTCAGTAATAGGACCCGCTTCGGCGGGTTTCTTTTTGGCAATATTTCTAAATTATCGTGTCGAAGTTGTGCGTGTACGCACATGTTTTGTTTGATAGTTCGTGTATAATGGTAGGATCATATTATTTAAAAAGGAAAAATTATGACAACAACAATCACAATCAAAGATAAACCAATCAATGCAACCTATCAAAACGTCACAGGGTTAACAGGCGGCGCAGGAGTTGACGCAACATTTGATGTCACAAAAACTGACGGAACATATTCTGTTGTATTAGACAGTCTTGCCGCTAGTGCAGGTACAGGCTATGTTGCAGGTGACACTATCACTCTTGCTGGAACAGCTTTAGGTGGAACAATTGCCAACAACTTGATTGTCACAGTTGCCACAGTCGGCACCGCAGGTAAAATTGCTACATTTGGTGTAGTAGGTACAGGTCGTGCAGGAGACGGCACAGTGGACATTACTGTAGATGTCACAGGCACCACAGGTGTTGACACTTACACAATGGGCGGTAAGAGTACAGAGTTTACAACAACTAAAACTGCTGACAATGTAAAGTTAGCCAGCACATTGGTTAGCAACATGGAATTTAATCTCGCCAACCACGAGCGTGTGGTATTCACCGACAAGGCCATTGCCTATGATGCGGCTGGTCGGGCTGGTGATGTATATGCATTGTTATCTGCCGCATTAGGAACTGCTGATGTGACTAATGCCTATAAGGGCATTGGTATTCATCTTGCCGATGCAGGTTGGACCAACAAAGAACTAGCCACAGCATTATTGGCTACAGATGTTTACAAAACTGACGCAGGCGGTGTCAGCAATGAAACATTTATCAAGCACGTTTACAAAAATGTATTTGGCACGGATGCCACATTGACACAAGTCACTGAATACACAAATTGGATGACTAACAGCAATTTGACACAAGCTGATGTATTAGTTGCTGCCAGCGAACTAACAGCTTTTGAAACTACGATTGGACTAGTTGGTTTGGCTACAACTGGTATTGAATATACTCCAGTTATTGTTTAAACAATAAAAACTCAGAATAGGCTTGTGGCAAGCCTATTCTTTGTTAAGTATTGTATGATTAAGCAAATTACTGTTGGCGGCTGTCGTATCCCAGTTACAAACAATATAGCAGATAATTTAGTTGAAATTAAAAATGCTATTAATTGGGCTTTTGATAATTCAGTAGATATCATATGTACTCCCGAATGTTCTTTGAGTGGATATATGTGGAAGCCCAACAACAAAGAAGATCCGAGAGTATTAGAGCTTGATATAGCTATAGAAGAAGTCAAACGATACTCGGCAGAAAAGAAAGTTGATATTGTTCTAGGCACCGCATGGTACAACAATAAAAATCAGTGGGCCAACACACAGGCATTTATCATTGACGGGGAACACCAATTTACCCATGAAAAAAATCTACTGTTCCCATTAGAACAGGAAATATACTATCCAGGAAACTCGTCTGAAGTATTTGATTACAAGGGCGTTAGGATTGCAGGATTAATCTGCAATGATGCGTGGGCAAATACAATGTATTGGCCAGGCCAATCCGGAATTCTGTTAAAATCTTTAGCAGAAAAAAATGTTCATTTTGTATTTTTAAGTTCATTTGTTCCCAAAGAACCAGGTCCTAATAACATGTTCTATAGATGGTGTCAGAGTCAAGTTGAATTAGCCGGAGCATTTGGTAATTGGCACACTATTGTCTGTGACACTACAACCAATATCAATGGATCGGCTTATAACGGACCTCCTGCTAGCCCTATTGGAATTTGTGACTCTTGTGCAGAGTGGACTCGAGATTCCGATACAGGCATCACTTATTTTAAAGCATCATTTCGGCCTGAGCATAATTGATTTTTTCTATTGCTGTAATTAAAAAATATTTAGAAAAAAACTATTGACATTGCTAGTTAATAGACTATATACTATGAACATTAGTGTAAACACTGATGTAGTTTTTATCACACACAAGGAGAAGATATGAAAACAGTTGGCGATAAGTTAGAAAAATTTGCAGTCACAGGAGTTAAACCTGGACAACCAGAAGATGCGTTCTTTGAAATTACAGACGAGAGCTTTCCAGGTAAGTGGAAAGTAATTGTTTACTATCCAAAAGATTTTACATTCGTATGTCCTACAGAAATTGTAGCCTACGACAAACTAGCAGGTGACTTTATTGACCGTGATGCAGTATTGCTCACGGGTTCAACAGACAACGAATTCTGTAAAGTCAGCTGGCAGAAGGCGCACAGTGATCTACAAAAGATCACACACACTCAATTTGCCGACACACAGCGTGGCGAGTTGAGCTTAATTGAACAGTTGGGCGTATTCTATGCTCCGGCAGGTGCCGCACTTCGTGCCACATTCATTGTTGACCCAGACAACGTTATCCAACATGTCACTGTCAACAATTTGAACGTGGGTCGTAGCCCAGAAGAAACTCTGCGAGTTCTTGATGCCCTACAGACCGGCGAGCTATGTGCCTGTAACCGCACATTAGGCGGCGAGACCCTGTAATGTTTAAACCTCAACAAGGTATTGATTGTCGATCTCAAAGTTCTGTTTCTGTGTTATTCATCCAGGTATTTAATATTCGATATATACAAACATGCAGATTGTAATATTAACAACGAATACAGATCCAACTCGTCAGGTTCGATATCTAGGCCCTTACCAAATAGCATGGTGGATGAGATCACAGGGTTATAGTGTTCAAGTTTTAGATTATCTATATTTCATGTCTAAAGAACAAAGACTGGATTTGTTTCGTAAGTTTATAACGAAAGAAACTAAAATAGTTGGATATGCTCCTTTTGCAACACTCGGTATTCAAAGATTTTGGCTAGGTGATCAAATTATATTTGATATAATCGATGAAGTCAAAGAAAATTTTCCCTGGGTGAAATTTATTATAGGAGGTGCTTGGGCCGGAAAATTTTTATCTCATTTCCCTCATAGACAACGTTCTAAAGTTGATGCAGTATTCAAGAAAGAATCCGAGCATTCATTTTTAGATTATGCAGATCATGTTTTTAAAAATACCAATCATCCTCCTTTTTATTTGAAAAACAATTATAAAATTATTAATCCAACTAAAGAGTACGATATCGAAAAATGCGGAATGGTTTTTTCCGAAAATGATTTCGTACTGCCGGGAGAATCTCTTCCAATGGAGTTTAGTCGAGGATGTATTTTTAAATGTAAATTTTGTCAATATCCAAACATTGGCAAAGACAAAGACGACTTCAACAGATCTATAGAATTAATAGAAAAATCTTTGATCACAAACTATAAATTGTTTGGAACAACAAGGTATCATATAACTGATGATACTTTAAATTCTCATAGAGAAAGGACCAGAAAGTTTCACGAGATGACGAAACGTTTACCTTTCAAGATAGAATTCGTTGGATATGTTAGGATTGATCTTTTAGATATATGGCCTGAACAAGTTGAAATATTACCAGAGAGTGGATTGATCAGTTGTCATTTTGGAATCGAAACTTTTGATCCAGACTCTTGTAAAATGATAGGTAAGGGCTGGGGAGCGAAGAATAACAAAAAGTGGTTAAATTATCTTTCGGAAAAATGGGGCGATTCGATGATCATTAATTGTTCTATGATAGCCGGTCTAGGTAAAGAAACGGAAAAGCAGTGGGAAGAATCAAATCAATGGTTTTTAGAATCAAAGATACATGATTGGTTTTTTAATCCTTTGAATATTATGACGGATCACCCCCAAAGTGATTTAGAAAAGAATCCAGAAAAGTATGGATATAAGATTTTAGAAGATGGTAGTTGGGAATCGGAACACTCAACAGAAAAGAAAGCAATAGAATGGTGCAACCAAAATCGTTCCTATTTTGATCAAAGAATAGCTAGTGTTTGGAATTTTTCTGCTTGGAGAAACATGGGGTTTACCAAAGAGCAAATTCTTCAAAGTAATTATATCGAGCTCAATGATATTAGAACGAAAGAAAATCTCACTCAAAATCTCATAAACAGTTATCATTCTATTGCCATGAATTACTGATACCTGCTCTTGTTATTCATAAATAGTATCATGAACAATTGCTATTACAAATTAAATTTAAAATTATCTGAAGATAATCCATTGCTAAAAGATTTTAAGGATATGGATTATCATTACGCTAATGTGCCTAAGTTTTATGGTAGGGACGAAACTAATCGAGATGTTAAACCTACAGCTACATTTAAAAGAGCCGTTGTTCCTAGATCCTATTTCGAAAATGACCCAGTCATTGAATTGATTGAACTTTTTAATCTAGACATTAAGATCTTTTTAGTTGAATCAGAACATATTTATAATTGGCATCGAGATGTGTATAGGTACGCTGCCTTCAACATGATGTTAGGGGGCGACGAAGACTATTTGGTTATGTTTTCTCATGGTTATCCAGAAAAGAGATTTCCTGTCTTAACTTACAAAGACTATGCATATTTTCCTTACACTAGGTTAATATACGAACCTAGAAATTTCTATCTGTTTAATGGCCAAATTCCTCACATGGTTGTAAATCATGGCAAGACTAATAGATATCTTTTAACTATGGCTGAATTCGTTAATGAGCCGGTCGAAGCTACGTTAACCGGAATACCTAATTTTACCTATCTCGATAACACCCTCGATAAACTTAAAAAACATAATTTTTTATAAATGAATTTTGATGAACACATTGAACGACTAGAACATATTTGTCAAATTGTATTATCATCAGGGAAATATTAAAATGAGTTTTATAGAATCAGTAAAAGGCGCATTGCCAGACTACGCAAAAGATACAAAACTGAATCTTGACGCTGTGTTACTACGCAGCACGTTGGATCTAGATGTAGCCATGGGCTGTGCAGTAGCAGCTCTGGCAGCTACAGGCAACGGTAAGGTACTCGCTGTTATGTTAGCTGATGCCCCTGTTCACGCAGACTCAGCAATGACAGCGGCAAGTATCATGGCACAGAACAATGTGTGGTATCCCTATGTTGAAATGGCTGATGATCCTGCACTAAAAGGATTACCAGCAGGCCTACGTATGAATGCTATTGCTAGCCATGGCGGAACTACCAAGGCTAACTTTGAAGCATTCAGTCTTGCAGCCAGTATTGTTGGCAAGTGTCATTTCTGTGTAAAAGCACATTATGATACTTTAAAGCAAGAAGGCTACACAGTAGAGAACCTGCGTGACATTGGCCGTATTGCCAGCGTTATGAACTCTGTAGCAAAAGTTCTAAACAGTTAATTTGAGCTTGACAATATTAAACAACCATTGTATAGTTATGCAATGGTTGTTTTTTACGGAGACCAATATGTTAGAATGTTTGATCTTAGGCGATAGTATTGCGGTTGGTACACATCAGTTTCGTAAAGAGTGTGTTGCATACGCTAAAGGCGGATGGAATACTAAACAGTGGAATCGAGATTATTTGCAAAATGATCTCACAGCAGGTACAGTGATTATCAGTCTTGGATCTAACGATCACAAGTATGTTAACACTGAAGCAGAACTACTGAAGATGCGTGAGAAGGTCAAGGCTCAACGAGTATTTTGGATATTGCCTGCAGGCAATCTAAAAGCCAGCGAAGTTAACATTCAATGGATACAAGGTTTGGTTAGAGAAATTGCCAGCAAATACGGTGATACTGTTCTTCCAATCAAAGGACTTCAAAAGGACGGAATTCATCCTAGTTGGTCTGGTTATAAGGCCATAGCCGAACAAACAAAATAATTTGAGCATTAGTTAGTTGACAACCTCTAAACTAGATGCTATACTAGTTCTATAGTTTAACAAGTTTGGAGGTTTCTTTTGACAATGCATTTAGAAGGTCCGTGGCTTTCAACCACAGGCAAGAAAAAAGGTAAACAAAAATTCGCTTCGGCTGCACATGCTAGAAAGGCTAGAGAATTGGACGAGTCTTGGAAAGAACTACAAAAGAAATGGGCTGTTGAAGCTGAGGACAAGAAACGTCGTCGTGGTCTAGCGGCAGAGTCTTTGAGCAAATCATATTCGTTGAAGATTCCCGAAGGACGAAATACCACTGCACATATCAAAAGTGTAGATACCGGCGGTAATGCTGTGTTGAAAGCCAGTCCAATCTACACAGGAACCAAAGTCAAAGGCATTGCTACAATGCACAAGAGCAACGCCGTACCTGTGTTCAGTGACGAAGAAGCACAAGATATTTCCAAAATGCGCCGTTAATTAGGTATTTACAAACCTATTTGTTCATGTTATGATATATATTACTACGTTTCGCAAAGAAACTGAGATAGTAGATCCAAAGTATGTCAAAAGCTGAAACGGATCCGCGGGTCTTGGCCAATGAGAAACCCGTATTTTCGGGATGCCAAGGGTCGCCAAAGGTACCACAAGTTATGAGCTGTGGTGGCTAATGGAGACAACTACACGAAAGTAGGGTTCTTTCAGAGCCTCGTGAAGTTAACTCCCTTTATGTAATGTAATCTGTATTTTGGATTACACCAAGTCAAAGGAGGACTTATGGAAAAATTTATTAGATTTACCACCTATGTTATAGGTTTGATTGTAGTATGCCTATTGGTGCAGAATGTGACTTTTGCCAAAATGGAAAAGCTACGTGAGGGTCAGATGTTATCATCGCCCGATATTGTGTCAATCAAGACTAGAGAACGACAACTAGAATGCCTAGCGATGAATATCTATCGCGAAGCAGGACACGAAAATTTTGAAGGCAAAGTAGCAGTAGCGCAGGTCACCATGAACAGGGCGTCTCATCCCTCGTTCCCAAAAGATGTCTGTGCAGTTGTTTTTCAAAAGTCAGTAGTGATAGACAGAGTCATTTGCCAATTCTCATGGTACTGTGATACTGCTCACAAATCCAGACCTATTAATCAGAGCGCATACAATGAAAGTATGGCAGTAGCCAAAAAGGTATTATTGGAAGGTTTCCGACTTGACGTAATGAAAGAAGCATTGTATTATCATGCAAACTATGTCAACCCTCGCTGGAACTTAGAAAAAATTGGATCAATCGGTAATCATATCTTTTACAAAGGAAAGAACTAAAATGGTAGACTTTAACAAATTTAATCCATTACCCCATTTTGAAAATCTTCAGGAATTCAAAACCTGGGCCACTGCCAAAGTCAGCCATATTTCAGCAGAGACATTTGGTTGGCTAGCAGCCATTGTGCTACACGCTGCCACTGTTCCTAGTCTGTTCGCTGTAATGGGCGGCCTAACTGACAAGATGCCCGCAGTGGATCTTGTGCTCCTATGTTGGGGAGGCTTAACCTTGTTGTTCGTCAAGGCCGCAGTGCAAAAAGACATGCTCAATGTGGTCACTATTGGATTGGGATTTATTGTCCAAGCAGTAATGATGGCTCTAATCTTTTTTAAGTAAATTGGTAAAACATCGAGTTGACTTTGAGTACACTCGGTGCTATACTAGTATTATCGTTAACACACACAGAAAGGTACACGATGAAAAAGGCAATTCTAGTTGGTCTAATGGCAGTAGCTATTACTGGTTGTTCTTCGATGAAGAGCATTGAAGAACGCAAGAACTATGCACAGCCAGATTGGTATCAAGAATGTCAACAGGCAGGTGTCAAAGGTTGGTTCTGGTGGAAGAAAGAGTTTGCCTATGCCTGCGGTGGCGGCGAAAGCATTCACGCACAAGCAGCTGAAGAACAGATGTATGCTATTGCAATGAATAATTTTGCAAAACGCATCAATTCAGAAGTCAACAGCGAAACCAAGATTGATTTTGTCAATGACAAAAAGTCTACAAAGACATCGATCTCTTATGTGGTAAAGAATACTACTATTCGCGAACACCTAAAAACTGAGACTGCACATTTTACTATGCAAGGTCGTCACTATACCTTTGTGCGTCTTGAAATGCCAAAGCCTGTGTTTGACCAGTTGATTGCAGAAGCCAAACAAGCCAAGGTACAGTGATGAAAATTCTAGCTCTAACGATCCTTGCGGTATCGTTGGTTGGCTGTAGTTCCTCTCCTAAGGTTGCAGCCAACAAGCCGCAGTACTGTTATACCAGTCAAACTATCACCACTCAAAATCGAGAGACTGTTGATAGTAAGACTGTGTTAGAATGCACGGACGATGATGTCAAACGAATTACCACTGCACGATTAGGCATGTCAGCTAATTGTGGTGAATTTACTTATTGGATGCAAATTGGAGGCCGTGATGTT